TTCGGTCTCTTAATTCTGCTTCGTTAACCATGCATTAAAGCAGTTAACCGAACTTTTTAAGACTTTCGGTAAACCGAATAACTTAAATCTGTTCATATCCATCAACAAAATCATCATCTTTTAATCCTATAGGTACAACAAAAACAGCTTTATCTACTTGATTAGGCTGTAGAAAAGGATTTAAATATTTAGGTTCTGGAGCTTTTTTTAGGCGCAAAATTTTCCTTAAAAACATTATGCTTTTTCTTATTACACTATATTTTTTTTCTATATAATCCGTCGGGCAAACCATAGACATCACATTTTCAAGCTCTTCTTTAGGGAAGCATATTTTGAACAGCTGAACAGGAGCAACCAATAACCGCCTATGCGTTAATCCACCTTCCTCATATTTTACCTTTTTTCCGTTTTTATAAATGGGCAAAAAAACAGAATTTAAGTCTTGTTGCCATCGGTTAAGGCTATCCATCTGTCCGCCGGCAATAACATATAACTCCATTTTAAGTTTTCTGTGGAATTATTCCTTTTAAAAGAAGTTCCGCATAAGTTTTATGGTCTATTTCCTGAGGCTTTTCCTCTGGCTCTTTTCCCCTGCTTTTTCCCCCTAACATTTCCCATGCCTTTAATTCCTGAAGCTGTTTAATGTTCTGCTCCATTCTCTCATTTTCTCTTTTTAAAGTCTCTGCGGCTATTAAAGCATCATTTATTAAATCAGGCCTTTCGTTTTCTATAGGTTTTTCCTCTTGCTTTTTCTCATCAGCCATAGTAAAATAAGGTTGTGTGTCTTTTTATATCTTTCGGTTCTGTTGTCCTGAGGCTTAACTTATAATGTCTGGCTAATTCTGTGAAGATGTAAGATAAAATAAAAATAATTACTGGCTTGCAGGTTTCATAAGAGAGTTCCATCGTCGCAAAAACAGAAACAAAATATAAACCGCCTAATATGAGGCTATTTCTCAAAACAATCAATAAAAAGTGTAAATCTTTATTCTGGCTCATAGTCGTCTAAATCTACATAATTTAGTTCTGGGTAAATATTATTTGGGTTTTTAGCTGGAATGCCTGCTAATTCTTGCGCAAAGATATCGTCCATATAAGGCTGTCTTTGCATGTAGGTTTCTATTGTTATAAGCTCGTCGCCTGCATTAGATAAAAATTTGTCTAAGTCTGTTTGAGTTAACTTCTTTAAATTTCTCTCTGCAATAAGAAGGTTAATTTTCTGTTCGTCCCATAATTGCTGAGCTTGTTCTGGTGAGATTGTCCCTTGTCTCACCTGAGATAATATGAAATTTTGGTTTTGTTTTGCGGCTGAATAAACTTTAAAGGAATTTTTGGTGTTTTGTCTTTGGTCAAATCCCGTCTTTACAATAAAGCCTGCGACACCACCAACAACACCACCTATAACCCCCCCAACAGCTGCCCCCTCTGGCCCTATAACAGACCCAATAGTTGCCCCTGTTTTAGCGCCCGCCATGGCTCCGCCTATACCTGCGCCTACAGAAGTGACCTTTTGAACAACATTGTCTTTTAACTCTAATCCTTTCTCTGCAGCCAACAAATCAAGCATTTCAGGTTTTATTTGTTGCTGGCTTTTTAGGGCATTTAAATATCTTTCCTTCTCCTGTTGCTGTTGTTGGTTTAGCAAATCTTGCTGATATTCTGGGCTTTCAAGATATTTAATTTTTAAGACTTTGTCGGTTGTTTTTGTTTCTCCTTTATCTCCAATTAATGCCCCGTATTCCTCTTTTGTCAACCTAATTGTTTCATCAGTCCCTTTTGGCGTGTAATCTATTGTTCCGTCATCGTTAAACTTCACTTTTGTTATATTTTTAGGTGGAATATATTCTCCTGTTGAGCTGTCAACATAACCGCCTTTTTGTAGATATTTTGGTTTTTGCTGTTCTTTCTGTTGATTTAAGTAATTGCTATAAAGTTCGCTTAATTGTTGCAGGTTTGCAGGCTGGCCTGCGCCTATAACTGCTTGCGGCTGTTGTGGCTGCTGTTGCTGTTGCTGCGCCTTTTGCCACGCTGGCATTTCTTTACCTATAAAGGCTATTTGCGGTTGCTGCTGAGGCTGTTGCTGTTGGTCTGTTGCGGTTGTTTGTTTTTTCTTTTTTGATAAAGCCATTTTTTTACTCCCTGTTTAAATTTACATATAGGTCCTTAGGTTGGAAGCCTAATTGACTGGTATTTTTTGCCTCATTAGTTGTTATGTTGTCCACTAAAGAGGCCGGCCTGTTGAATTTAATCCTGAAATAAAGCTGGTTCCAAATATCAGCTTCCATTAAAGTCTGCCTGAAGCTATAAATTGGCTCAAAAATCAGATAACCTATTTTAGAGGTTCCCTCGCTTACTCCTTCAGGGTTGGCTATTGTTTTCGGTATGCCTACAGCCAAATAAAAGTAATTCTCTAAACTCTGTATCCAACCTAAAGGGTCTTGAACATTTATTGCCGTTTCTGTTACTTGAACGGTTCCCTTTGGAATAACTAAAACCTCACCTTTTTGTATGGCATCTTTGTATTCCTGCATCAAGCTATTTCTTTTTGCCGTGTCGTCCGTATCAATCTCAATAATTCTCAAAGGTACGACGTTTCTATGTAGAACTATCCTATAATCTCTCCTTGCTTCCTCTATGGCGTCAATAACCCATTTACAGCTTTCAATAACTGAAGTTCCTCTTTGTTCATCAGCTATTGCGTCGTTTCTTATGTGAAATATTTCTTCTTTGTTCCATTTTATTATTTTGTCTTTGGTAACCTGCTCATATCTTTTTATAAGTCCGTTAGAGCCATAAATTATTCTCATTCTTTCTGGACTTATAGGCTTTAAATTTATGAGTTTTCCTGTTTTGTCATCTCTCACAATTTCAGCGAAGGCGTCGCCCTGTATCATTGACACCACCCCCATATTCCACAAAATCGATACAAAAGTGTCCTCCCCAAATCCAGTTATATGCTCTAAAATCACTTTAGTTTCAGGGTCTACTTCATAACCTTTTCCCACAACATACAACCAGAGTGTGTCAATAGCCTTCTTTAACTGGCCATACTTTTTATAATACCCAAAATATTCGGCTGCCTTAGGGAATGTTACAACGACCTCGTCGGCTTCGCCATGCTCTAAACTCTGCGCCTCTGTCTCGTATTCCTCAATATTCCAATCGCTTCCGCTATAAATGTTTGTTGCGCTTGCTTTTGTTACATCTAATTCTGTCATTTTGTTTTATACATCTATTTTAAAAGGTATGTAAAATATGCTGTCTGCTGTTTCTGTGTTTCCTTCTATATCTGCCGGTAATCCTCTGCCGTATCCATCATAATAAAACCATGCAGAAGCCGACCCGCCACCATAGTGGCCATACCCTTCAAATTTTATTCTTAATAGATCCCCTTTTTTAAAAACTACATTTGAAATGTCTAAATAAGTTGTAGGCCTTTTATACTTGCCCCCCCCTGCTATTACTCCGCTTTGAACACTTCCTAAAATTTCCTCTGTTGAATTAGAATATTTTATAAGAGTAATAGTTGCATAAACACTTAACTCATTGGTATCAATTTTGAACAATGGCGAAAAATAACACCTTCCGTTTAAAATTCTTTTTGTATTAAAAGGCAAACTATCAAATGAAAATTCGCAAAATTTACACCAATTTCCGCCCGGTATTGTATACTGCGTGTAATAGTCTTTAGATTTAATTCTCTCAGTTGTTAAAAAATATTTTGCTTGCTCGTTTGAGCCGTTTGTTGATGTACTCGCTTCTAAAGCGTAAAAAACAATAACTCCGCTGCCTGAAGCTATGTCTTCATAGTTATAGCTCGCTATTGCGCCTTCTCCGCTTCTTAAAAAGCTCTTTTTTTTCATCAAATCAGCCATTATGCCACCTCTCCGCTTATTATAAAGCTTCTAAATTTCTCGTCTCTTAATAAGTTTATTCCGTCAACTAATATATTGTAATTAACATCAAGCATAACCTGCGCCTCAGTTCGTGATGTAAAGCCTGACATGTCATAATTTATAACCTCTATGGCCGCTTTAGAGCTCGTAACGTCTTTTAAAAAATTCTTCCCTATAGTGGATATATTGCTGTAATTTGTTATAAAGTCGTATCTTGCGGCTGCACATACAAAGCCTTCAGCCCTGTTTATGATGTCCGTGTATTGCGCAGCGGTTAATGTTGCGGCATTTGCTCCTGCTTTTATCTTAACTGCTCCGCTGTCGCATAAGGTTTCAGTCATACTATATTGACTTAACCCAAATATTTAAACCTTTTTCTTTAATACACCAACCCAATCTTATAAGCCCTTCTGCGATGTGTGTGTAATTACCAAATATCTTAAGGTGACTTCTCCCTAAGCTGTCCGTTGTATAGTCATATTGAACGCTTTTCAGGCTTTGAAATATTTCAGGGTCATCTAAAAGTTCTATTTGTCCTGTTTCCATAAGCCTTAAAAGATTATTATATAGGTCCTCTTTCAAGATTTTAACTCTTGATGTTCCCTCCAAGTCCAAAACACGTTTAGAATTATTAATGGCTGTTAACTTTCTTCTAACTTGTTCATTTTCCAAAAGGAAATCATAAACTCCAACTCCTATTCCTTCATCATCTATGTATATTTTCCTAAAGTTATAAATCTTATCAAGCTCTAAAATCATTTTTGCGCTTTCGTTTAATCTTGTCCTCCTCGTTATAAGGTTCTCAACTTGGATTATTCTCTTATTTTCTGCTAAAAATCCAATTTCGAAGGTTGTCTCATCTTTGCCCATTCTGGCCAAATCAACCCCTAAAAAGTAATTTTCATTTTTGTTTATTTTTTCTGGTCGCTTTCGTTTCATGCATTCTTTTATAAGCTGATCTGGAAACCACTGCAATAATTCATCTATAAACTCTCCTAAATATTCCTGCATATATTGCCTTTTCGTCATTCTCTTTTTTTCTTGCTCTAAAAATTCCTTGTTAATTCTGCTGCATTCTTCGCTTGTTATGTGAAATGTTTCAAAAGTTGGGTCGTTAAATGCTCTTGCAAAATAGCCCTCTCTGCCGAACGGCGTTGATAAAAGAACAATTTTCGCGTTTTTTCTGGCTGCTAAAGAAGGCGTTATGGCATTAAAAACATCATCGTTTATATACGCTGCTTCATCAGCTATAAGAAGGTCTATTGTATAGCCTCTTATTCCGTAGCCGTCTAATCCTGTCGGCAAACAATATATTCTTGAGCCGTTTTTTAAGGTTAGCTGGCTTTTGGTCGGCTTATTCTTTCCCCATGTAACCATCTGGCTATATCTATCGTCAATAAACTCTAAAACCTTCTCAAAAAGCAAAAAGGCTTGCCTCTCTACAGCTGAAATAATCATTATAACCTTATCTTCGTTTTTAACCGCAAATTCTCCAGCTAAAACCGCTATGGCTGTTGATTTTCCAACCTGCCGCCCTGCTCTTATTGCTATGTTTTTATTGCCTGTTAATCCTAAATTAACAATTTTTTCTTGCCAATCATCAAGTTTAATGTTCCCAATCATTTTTTATTTTTTTTCCACGCTGTATAACCTCTTGGTTTTTGGCAATTAGGGCATATATAGCTATATTTTGTTCTTGCTTGGAATATTTTACCGCATCTTTTACAAAACCTGTTCCTTATTGCCTTCATTTTTTATTAAGTCCTCATAAGTTAGCTTTTTGTTATGAAGTTTTTGATGACATCTTGGGCATACGCAAATTAACTTCTCTGGTTCGCATAATATCTCTTCTCTTATTGTTTTTATCACTTTGTCCCAATTTTCAATTCCTTCTTTATGATGTACTTCTATAGGTTGTTCTTTTCCTTTTGCTTCGCTTCTTTTAACGCCGCAGATTTCACAGCAATATTTAGCTCTTTTTAATGCTGCGCTTCTTTCTCGTGATTTTAGCCACAGCATTCTTAATTCTCGTCTAATTCTGTAATCTGGTGTTATGTCGTCTCTTTTTTCTTTCATTTTTGGTTTATTTATTTAATATGTGCGTGTATTTATACTTTTTGTTTTTATTTTTAAAAAATTTGTCCGTGAGGACCCCCCTATCCTTTCCTTCCCCCCCTTGCTTCGTCGCTCCGCTTCGCTCCGCTCCTTTTAGGCCAAAATAGCCCCCGGCGCAATTCACCCCCTAACCCCCTCTTGCGCCGGGGTTATTGCCAAAGCCCCGGACATCTTTAAACCCCCTTTGTTATTCCGGGGCTTTGGCGTAACATACCAAAACCCCCTTATATTGCATTTTTACGGCTTATAAAGGCTTTTTGCGAAAAAATTCACCCCCTAACCCCCTCTTTTTTCGCAAAAAGCCTAAGTCCCCCTAAAAACCATCCAAAAAAATCATAAAATTCAAAAAAGCCAAAAAGCCTAAAAACCTCATATATGGGCTTTATAAGGCTTATTAGCGCCGAGCATGGCCACAGGCATATCTTTAGATATGCCGGATAAAGTGGCCTGCGAGGCGCGTTAATACCCAAAAACAAAAAAAATAATGCGCAAATTAAGGGTTCTCAGAAAGGGAAATTTTTTTTATTTTTTCTTTTTTTATTTTTTTTAAGGAATTAACATTAATCAAAATCCTATTTATTTATTTATTAAATAAATAATTTTTTGTAAAAATAAAATAGCCTAAAAAAATAAAAAAATAAAAAAAAATAAAAAAAATATATAATAGAAAATAGAAATATTTATAAATACAAACACACACACTTATTTAGACATGAAAAAAATAACAACTATCTATTTAGATGAACAATTAATAAACAAATTAAAAGAAACCAATACATCAGCTTTAATTGAAAAATTATTGAAAAACTTCTTTTTGTCTGGAGATGATTTAAAAGAGAAAGATTTGGAGCAGAATGTAATAACTTTGAAAAAAGAAATAGCTGAGAAAGAATTGGAGTTAAAACAGACCTTAGAAGCGCTTGAAATAATTAAAAAGAAAAAAGAACAAATGAGAGAAGTATTTAGAGACTTACCAAATGAAATTTTAGAGGATTTTCGCTCTTTTCCTTCATTAACCGAACAAAGCTTGCTAAACCGATACAAAAACCTCTATTTCAAATACAACATAACTTATGAACAAGTTCTTAATGCCTTTAAAGAATACCAAAAGATGAAAGGAGGTGAATAAAGATGTATCAAAGCAAAACTGAGAGAATAAATAAGGCCATATGGCGAATAATTGACAGCATAAAGCAGGCAGAAGATAAAAGGGCTAATTTTGAGAGTTTAGCGGCCCAAATAGCGGTTAATGTAGGGGTTAAAATAAAAGAAGTCAAGGAACAATTAGAAACATTCGAAAAAGCAGGCCTTATTGAAATCAAAGACGGAGAAATATTTATGTAAGTCATCGTTCTTTTTCCAGCGGTTTTTTTTCATGAGGCAACGAGAGCAATATATTTTTGAAGAACGGCCCAAAAGCTTACCGCAGCTTATGCAATGTCTAATTTTTCTGTATGGCATTTATTTTATTTTCGGCTAATTCTAACACCGCTTTATTGAATTTTAAAAGTTTTTCAAGGCGTTCAATGTCTTTTTTTGTGCTGTCTATGATTTCTTGCCAAAAGGCCTCTTCCTCATTTTCCGCAACCTTTAGGCCTAATTCCTCATTTTCTAACATTTTTATACACCTCGTAGAAAATCAAGAAAAGCAGCAATAATAAAATTAACTGCAGATAAGCTTCTGTAGAAAAATTGACACAAATGTTCATAAAATTACATCAAAAAAGAAATGAAGTATTTCCAACGATAAAATAAGGTCCACCAGTTGCCTTATTGTAAGAGGCCTATACTTCAGCATCTTTTTTGCACCTCTTTTTTGTCCAGTATTATAAAGCCGGTGTTGGCCAATATTTTAAGACATTCTTTAGCCGTTCTTTCAGTTGAGTTAAAGGTTAAGCAAAATTCCGCGATAAGTTTATCTTTTGACATTGGTTTTAAAGGATATTTCTCATTAAAAGCGGCTATTACGCCCTTTAACCATTCAATTTTTTGAGTTCGTTGTTTAAGGTTTGCCATCTTGCACTTTCACCCATGTTGTTTTTGTTGTTTGATTTAATTCTTTTAGCTCAGCTAAAATTAATTTGAGAAGTTCGTTTATTTCATAAGCTGTTTTATTTTTAGGTTCGTTTTCCGCCGCCTTTTCAGCTTCCTCTTTGGTTATTTTAACAATATTTTGGACTTCATTATATAGGCCCTTCTTTTCTAGAGAAACCTCAACATAATCCCCAACATCTAACCCATTTAAAAATTGCTCATTAAAGAAAGTGTATTTTTTTCCATTAATGTAAATTTCGTATAAGGTATAACTTTTACCAAATTGTGTTTTTCCTTGTCTGCTTCCGATTTTCTCAATTTTTCCTTTAATATTCATCTTGCCGCTCCTTTACTTTCGATAACACTTCAATATCTTTCATAAGCTCATCAAAGTCCTTTAAAAACCCTTCTTTATGTAAGGCTTTAATTGTTTCTTTTAAGTCCGTTGGAGTATCAAAATATATCTTAAAGCGGTTCGCCGCTTTTCCAAATTCCCATGAGTTAGGTTTTTCTTGTTTGATTACTTGAGTTTCCATAGAAGATAAAGCACACACTAATATTTAAATCTTTCGGTTAGGCTGCTTCCTCAATTCCAGCAAACATAATTTTTCCGTTAATTTCCGCAGCTAAATATTTGGTGTTTGCATTGGTGCGCAATTCTCTTAATACTTGTGTTATTATTTTAGGTTGAAACATCGCGCGGGTAATACTTCTGGTATCATAAATTAGCGTCGGGCTTGATGAACTGCCTTCGAAATCTCGTCCAGAATATTCGACATAGAGCCCGTCGGTAACAACTGCATAAGATGTTCTGCCGCTGTTATATAAGTCTTTAATTTCTCTTTCATTTAAAATTCTTTTATAAATTAAAAAGTTGCATAATCTACCATAAAGAAAATAAGCAACATTACCTCTCGTTCCAATATACAAAGTATTATTTTCGAAATATGAGGTAAGAGTATTGTAATAATTAGAATAGATGGCATAATCTTGCGTTCCGTTAACCCATATTTTTGTTTGTTCTCGTCCTTCTTGAGTTCTGTCTTTAGTTATGGCCACATGGTACCAGTTATTTATTGGATACTCTTTAATGGTTTTAAAAATGTTATACCAATTCGTTGTGCTTTCATGGTCTCTTATAGCAAATTTCACTTTATCTGCAGCCGAGCCAGACTCAAAATTAACGAAAAAAGCATTATTAGCGCTTGAGTTAGCGCTGTGCTCACATATGCAACAGAGAGTTCTGGCCGTGGGATAAATCCAGAATGAAAAGGTTATCTGTTTTGTGTCGCTTAAATCAAAATTAGGTATATAAGCGTAGCTGTTTGTTCCGTTAAATACCATTCCGTCATTAATCGAGATATTGCTGCTTATCGCGTCATGAAAATTACTTCTTGTAACTACATCTGCAAATAGAACTTGAACATCTCCAACCGCCATAAATTAGAGAAAAAATCAAAGTTTATTTAAGTTTCGGTTATAGCCCAAATAAGAATATATTGGCCGTTTTGGATTGACACCATGCCATATTTTCCATTAGGGCCAGCTGTTGCTCTCATTTGAGTTAGGGCAGTATCTACTAAATCAGCCGTTGCTTTTACAATTCTCACTTCAACATCTCCAGCAGCCATTAAACTATACCTCCCTCATCATTTTCTATTATTACAGGTTTTTTTAAAACTTTTTCCTCTACTTCTTTCTCAAAATTATCTCTTTCAATTTCTGTATTAAACAAATACACTTTTTCATAAACCATTTTAGGTCTTTAGATTGGTTAATCTGCATGCAGCATAAGGGTCAGTCATTATAGCAACTCCCAAACACCATACCCTTATTTTATAGCCTATTCCAACTTCTTCAATAGTTCTCGCAGTAATAGGCGTGAATTCTTTCCATGTTACTGCCCTTTGAGGAACTATAACAATAGCCTCTCCAGCTGTTACATTATTAGAAACTTTTATTCTCAGGCCCAAAATTTCTAAAACTCTTCCCGATTGCAAAGTATCACTACTGAATCCTGTGAAATAAGTTCCTTTAGAGGAAATAAGCCATGTTATTAAGCTTTTGTAGTCATAAGGATTGAGTAAGAGCGAGGCTCCTCTTGCGTCATAATCTTGGCTGCTAATAAGATATTGTGCATGTAGAAGGTCTTTAATTGGGTCTTGTCCGCTTACCGCGTCCCATGTTGCCCCGCCTATGCTTGTGACGGCAAAGCTGTTGCTTGCTCCTTGGAAGACTGAATAAATTGCAATGTCCCTTTTTTTAATAACTGCTCTTGTAAGTCTGAGTAATGTTCTTGTGACTACATCAATATCCGCGCTTTTTGCGTCTTCTAAAGAAATAAACCCTTCTGCTGCATATTTCTGGACATAGCTCGTTTGCCTTGTCCAAGTTACCTCCAAATATGGAAAACTGCTGAGTGGTGAAACATTAAGGTCTGTTGGTGTTGTAGCAGTTAAGTCGCTTGCTGTTTCTTGATACCATCTTAGGCTGTCTCCAGACATAGCCGAGACTAAACATTCCTCTAAGAAGTTATATTCTCTTAAGGCGAAGCCCTTTACCGCCTTGTCTATGTCAAGGCCTCTTATCTCGTTGGTTTCTACTCCTGATGCCATTTTATAACATTAACCTCACTTGTATTCTTTCTCCGTCTGTTGCGGTCTCTAAGGCGTAGCCAATTACAGCCGCTCCAGATTGAGCATTCCCTGCTTTAACTTGATTGTTAGTACCTGCGGCTATAAGCTTAGATCCTACTGCAATAGCCCCGCTTGCTACCATGTCAAAAATGCCTTGCTGATAAACTGCAATTCTTGTTCTGCCATCATTAGCTACTTTTTCCCTTGCTGCAATTCCAGCGCATACACAACCTTCGCTGTCCGCTGCTGAAACAACTCTTGCGTCACTTAATTTAAGAAGCGTTCCTTTTGCTATGCCTGTTCCATCAGCACAATAGAAATCTACAGGGTCGTCTTTTCGGTCTCTTAATTCTGCTTCGTTAACCATGCATTAAAGCAGTTAACCGAACTTTTTAAGACTTTCGGTAAACCGAATAACTTAAATCTGTTCATATCCATCAACAAAATCATCATCTTTTAATCC